TATGTAGATGCGGAGGAATACGCTACGATCTATCTCCAAACTTAATAGCAGTCTGGCACGTAAAACGCTGGAGATCTTTAGATGAATGATAACAGAAGAACCACCGAACTCCAAAGACTTTGGGTAGAGCTAGAATGGCGTAGAGCTGCTCAAGACGAAACATTCTTTTTACAAGAGTATACCTACATACCCTCGGAGTATGATCCCAGAGGAAGAATTAATTTCCAACTATTTGACTATCAGCATGAATTACTAAACCTTTTTAAGAGTAATCGTTTTGTTATAGCACTTAAAGCACGTCAGTTAGGTTATACCACTCTTGCCATGGCACATGCCCTGTGGCTCTGTTTTTTCAGACCTGGTGCTACTATCCTTGTAGTTTCCCGAAACCAGAAATCTGCAAACAAAAACTTAGCCCAAGCAAGATTAGCCTACCAGTTTCTCCCACATTGGATGAAAGAAAGAGCTCCGAAACTAACATCAGACTCTACAGATGGAATGACTTTTCGTTTTAATGATGGAATGGAATCTAAAATTAAATCTGCTGCAGCCGTTGAAGGCGTATTCGCCGGTGAAACCGCAACTCTTGTTATCCTAGACGAGGCCGGTCTTGTTACTCCAGCTTCCAGACAAGAAGATGTTTTTAGAACACTTCTACCAACTACAGATGCTGGCGGATCTATGTTAATTATTTCTACTTCCAGAGGTGCATATAATCGTTTTGCTAAAACTTACAGATTAGCTAAAAGAGGAGATTCTCAGTTCGTACATTTTTTCAGACCATGGAATGTATCTCCCTTCATGCAGTGTACAAAAGACTGTGGATGGTGTGGTGGTAAAGAGAATCAGAAGACTCCTTGTATATCTAAGTTCGATGCTAAGAGAAGAGAGTTTGCTGATGAACCTTGGAGATTCTTTCAAGAGTATCCTAGAGATGACGAAGAAGCTTTCCGCGAATCAGGAAGACCAAGATTTATTGGCTTACCGCCAGATTCACATTTTACAGAATTTACTTACAGAGGTAACTTCGAATGGTCTAGCGATGAGACTATAGAATTCGTACACGATGAAAACGGTCCGTTAAGATTAAATACCTTAGATAACGATCAAAAGCAAATGTACGTTATAGGAGCAGACCCTGCCCAAGGTAGAGGAGCTGACTACTCAGCCGCTCACATCATGTGTCTAAATGAAGACAATAGACCAGAGATCATAGGATATTACCACACAAACACTATAGAACCTACTGAATTTGCTGCTGATTTAGATAAAATGGGCCGATACTTTCAAGGTAGACAATGGGCTGCTTTACTTGGTGTTGAGGATCAAGGAGGCCAAGGATCATTACCTATTAACGAATTACATAGACATCTAGAGTATCCTAACGCATACCTGCATCAAATGCCAGGGGCTAAGAGATCCAGATCAGCCAGATACTTTGCTTTCCCTATGACTGCTGACAGAAAGAAATCAGTAATCGATAGACTAGCTAAATACCTTGTAGTACAAGACGGAGATCTAGGAATAGACGGTATTTACCCAAGTCTTCGCATGGAATTAGGTCAATTTGTTATTCAAGAGACTATAAACGGTAACGTAAAATATGTAGCTGATGAGGGCTGTCACGACGACTTAGTACTATCATTAGCGATAACTTTGTGGATTCTTGTTGAAGAATACGTCGAACACTCCCCACAGTCGGCTAATAATGAGCCCATACAAATTTGGGGAGAGCATAAGGAGGGTACGTTGGATCTTTCTCTAGTCAGAGCCGAACGAGAAAAGGCTATAAAGGCTATAGAGGAAGCTCAGCAACAACAATGGGATTCAATTTTAATGAACACACAAATGTATATAAATCCATGGGGAGAAGATAATGGCTAAAAAGGGATATACCTTAAAAGAAATGCAAGCAGCTGTACGCGATGCTAATCGTCGTATGGAGCCTATTCATACCCACTGGCAGATGCTAGAGGCTCTGTATCGTACAGGAGCCCAGCGAGAACTTACTATGATGGATGTTAACCGCATCCTTCCATTCCCTGTTCCAGGAGCATTCCTTAGAACAGTAAACATGTTATTGCCTCACCTATCAATGGTTATAAACTCAGTCGCGGCTAGAGATCCAAAACTTATAGTGACTCCAGTCGGCGGAGATGAGAATGTGATAGAACGAAACGCGATGCTAGCCAAGAATATCTTAGAATATTTCTGGAAGCGAACAGATGCTACTTCAACCCTTAGGGACATGACACAAGACATGGTAGTGTTAGGCAATGGTTTTGCAAAAGTAGGATGGTCTTATTCTGAGACTACAATAGATCGTACAGCAGAAGACATGCAACTAGAAGCAGAAGATCTTCTAAACGCTGCACAAGAAATTGCTACTGAAACTGGAGCTCCACTAGACTCCAATACTCTAAATGAAATCGTTGAATCCATACAGCTTACACAGCAACTTGTTGAGTCCGATGAACCTTACGTAGAGTATGTATCTCCTTACGACATCTTGTTACCAGCAAACGCTCGCCGGATTAACACTGCAAGATGGGTAGCCCAGAGACTCAGACTTCCTATAGAAGAGTTAAAAAATAACGATATCTTCGATAAAAAAGCTAGAGAAGATCTTAAAGTAGATGCAGGTTACGTAGATCCAGTAACTTACAAAGCATACGAAGAAAGAGAAGAAGGATTACCACAAGTATTCCAGCAAGCTACTGTATATGAATTCTATGATATGCAAGCTAGAACTCTTACTGTATTTCAAGAAGATGCAGAGATTCCATTATACGATGGACCAATACCTTACGCACATAGATACCCACCATTTGTACACATGAGAAACTTCTCTGACGGTGGACAGAATATCTGGGCTTTCGGAGATGTAGAAAACGTAGCAGGTATCCAGTTAATGATTAACGAAATTATGATATCTGAACTTAACGATCTAAAGAGAGTAGGTAATAAATACTTCATAAACTCTAAAGTATTAACACCAGAAATGCGTAAAGCTTTATCAGAAAATAAACCAGATCAAGTAATTCCTGTAGATCTACCAAACTCTGTAGGTATGAACGAAGTCATGGTTCCTGTTCAAAGACTTGCAACTCCTGCTGATAACTTCGTAATGGAAAATAAATTACAAGATTACATGCAAAGAATTATCGGTATTACAGATTTCCAGATGGGTAATATATCAGCAGCAAACAGAGTACCTGCCACTGCAGCAGCAGCCGTAGAGGGAGGATCAACAACTCGTGCGTTAGATAAAATGACTAACGTAGAAAAATGTGCAAGAGAAATTGCAACTAGAATGCTTGGTCTATGTCAGCAATTTTTAGATAATGCAAAGGCAATCAGAATAGCAGGACCTGATGCTGTACAATGGTTAGAAGTTTCTAGTAACGATATTGAAGGAGAGTTCTCTATCGAAACTGAAGGCGGATCAACCCAGGCCATAAATCCAGCAACAAGAGCTAGACAAGGATCTGAAATGATTCAACAGATAATACCTGCACTTGCAAGTTTAGGATACGATCCAGAACCTGCATTAAGAGCAGCTTTGTCTTATATGGGATTCAATCCAGATCATTTCTTAGTAAGACCAACTCCTCCACCAGCTCCGCCAATGCCAGAAGGCATGGGAGGCATGATTCCAGGTATGGAAGGACAACTACCGCCTGAGGCAGCCTCTATGGCAGGATTACAGGAATTAGGAGCACCACCAGTACCGGCAGCAACCGAAGGAGGAATAGTCCTATAATGGATAAAGCTAATAAGAAAACAGCCCTAGATATTATAATAAAACTAGGGGAAAATGGTAAAAAAGACTACGAAAAGCTCGAAAAAGAGACAAAAAACGTAGATAAATACGATAATCCTACACAAGAGGTATCTAAGGTACTACGTATGCATCCTCTAGGAGATATGAGCGATGATGACATTGTCAGCTTACACGAAGTCGTATGCAAAGAATTAACAAAACGTAACCTCATGGAAGACGAAGAATATGAGGATGAAGGCGGATATTCTGAGGAAGAATCCGAAGAAAGCGAGGGCGAGTAGCCAGTCCTAGATGCACTGGGGAATTTTCACTCCCCAAGCTCGGCTATATATAGAGGGTACTATTGAACCCTCATTGACCCACGAATAAGCGCTATGGTCGATCCCCCAGGGATAACTTCCAGGTAGTGCACTCGTAGATAGGAGAATAAACATGACCGATCCGTTACGCGATTTAATCGCAAACACCCTTTCCGACGTTCAGGCCCCTGCAGATCAGGACAATCTTGACGAGGATAACACCGTTGTAGAAGATGATCAGGAACTCGAGGTTGAACTTGAGGATACTGAATTAGAAGATACTACGGAAGATGACGAAGTTGAAAACGACGAAGACATCGAAGAGGAGGGTGAAGATTCGGAAGACGAGTCTAATCCTGACCTAGATAAAGTCTACACTGTAAAGGTAGATGGCGAAGAAGTAGAGGTAACTCTAAAAGAAGCACTAGCAGGATACCAGCGCCAAGCTGATTATACTCGCAAGGCGCAATCTGTCGCAGAAGCAAAAGAACTTCTAGAACAAGAAATAGCACAGTATAGTGAATCTCTTGAACAACTAGACACTCTCGACAGCGCATGGGAAGAGGATCCAATTACGGTTCTCTCTCATTTTACGTCCAACACCGAAAACCCAACTCAGGCTATAGCACTTTTAATTAAGGACTTAGCAGGTAAGGGATTACTGGAAAATGAGTTCCTCCAGATTTTCGGAATCACACCTGATGTACAACAAGCATGGGCAAAAGACTCTGAAGTCAATACGTTGCGCAGACAGGTCTCTGCTTCTCAAACCGAAAAGGCGAGAGCCGCAGAGGAAGCTGAAACTGAGAAAGCCATTCAAGAAGCTATAGCAGAATATGATCGCCAGATAGATGACATAATCGCTGACGAAGGAATGAAGCTTACAAAGGATCAGAGATTAGCCTTCCGTTCCCAGCTGGCAGGCTATGCAAGGGACAATGACCTAACCAACTTAAAGGCTGCCTTCAAAGCCATGAAGTTTGAGGAAGTCAAACAGAAAGAAGCTCTAGCTAAAAAAGCTAAAGAAAGAGCTAAAAATAAAAAATCTGCTGGAGCGGTAGCACGCTCTGGTTCTCCTGCGGCAGGAACCCCTGTCGAGGACACAAAAGATCTTCGTTCAGTTATCATGAACGCTATGAAAGAAAACGGCATATAAACCGTTTACTGTCGTGGTTGTTAGTGGCTGAATGGAGAACTTATCTACGAGTCACTAACTACTAACATACGGAGGAAACAAATATGGCCGCATTAGGCGACGCATTTTTCATTCAAACGTTTACTACTACACTTCAGAAGTACGAGAAGCAACTAGTAGACAACGTTCTCACAGAGCATCCAATCCTGGAGCTCTTTAAGTCCTCGGCTCAGTCACAGACTGGTCGTGGTCTTGTAATTCCAATTCGTGCTGCTAACCTTTCAGCAACCGGATATTCTGATGCATCAGGAACACACAGCACATCTGTGTCTGCTGATACAATGGGATCTGCGGTTTACACATGGGCAGATGGAATCATCACACCATTCCGCTTGAAGCACCAGCACATTCTACAAAACTCTGGACCAGAGCAGATTGTTAATCTTGTCCAAGAGTACGTAACCGCAGCTGCTGAAGATCACAAACTCTTCATCGCTCAAGAGCTTTATGCTGCAGCATCAACATGGTCAACCGGACAAATCATCCCATTAGACTTGATCGTTGCCGCAACAGACAAAGTAAACACAACTACTGCACGTTCCTTAGGTGGAATTCGTGGTGGTGTATCAACCAAGACTGTAACTAACGTTGCACGTACTGGCTCAACCGCTACTGTAACTGTAGGTGCGCATGATTATATCGCTGGTGACAGTGTTGTAGTTTCTGGTTTGACCAATACTGCTTTGAATGGTACATACACTTTGACTTCTGTTACTGCAACAGAAATCGTATACACCACAGCAACTTCTGGTACAATCTCTTCAACAGCCGATTCCGGTACTGTTGTTTGTGAAGATATCAAGGATTACTGGAGATCAACTCGCTTGTCTCTTTCAAAGGCAACTGTTGACATTGTCGCAGCTTTCCGTCAAGTAACCAACGCAATCTACAAGGCATCTTCAAAGCGCCCAACCCACGTTATCGCTGGTATGGATGTTTACGAAGAGCTTGAAGCTTTCTTGCAAAGCAAGGGTCAGTACACCAACCCACAAGGTACTGCACAAACTCGTTTCAACGAGATCCGCTTCGGTGATCTAATCGTCCGCATGGATGCAGATTGCCCTAACGATCGTGCATACTTCTTAAATCAGCCAACATGGCGCTTCGCATATTGCGCAGGCGAGTTCATGAAGGCATATCCAGCACAGCCAATTCAAGGCACACTGGACACTGTCGTTCCTCTAGCATCAACCCTTCAGGTAGGTGTTGCAGAACGTCGTGCAAATGGTCTTCTTATCCGCATACCATAATCTAAATAGGATAAAGGGAAGCCCCTCAGGAATACCTGGGGGGTTTTTCCCTATGCAGGATTCCCCACCGTCGGCTAATAGTGTAGGCTATTTATGGAGAGAAATACATGAACCTTAGCGAATTACGCGCCAGAGCAAGAGATCTTACCGGAGTATACTCCACAGATCTGGTATCAGACACACTTCTGACTGCCTGGATCAATGAAGTTTACGATAAAGTAGGACGTCTTTATGCTTGGCCTTGGCTAGGTTCTAAAGTACCTCTATCTGCAGCTACAGATGTTCCAGCTTGGTCAATAAGAGATTTTGATGTTGTTTTAGCATATCTTGCTGCAATTAGAATATTAGAAACACAAGCCGATGATACTCAACGAGGTCAGGCTTATACAGCCATTGCTGGCGACTTAGTACAGGATATGTTTACTGAGTTTTTAACAGGCGCAGAAACTCCATCTATACCAAGCACTCGTGCACAACTTAGACAATATCTAAGAAACCTTATGAAGGAATATACAGATTCTTACTCTGATGCTACACTAAATCAGTTCCTTAATGAGGCTTATGCAGAACTATCAAGAGAAAAAGATTGGACTTGGTTAGAGCAAGTACAGACCAATACTTTGAATGCCGGTGTTACAACCTTTACATTAACAAATGGTAATAGAAGAGTTTTAGAGATGGACATTATAGATCCTAATGGTTCTAAAGAAGTAAAGCAAGTTCCTGTAGTTTATGACGTTGATCCATCATCATCTACAGTTTATTATGATGTAAGTAATTCAGGAGTAGTAACAATAGCTCCAGCACAAACAACACAAATAGAGATTAAAACAAGATATATTCCTAACTACACAGTATTAACTTCTGATTCATCTGTACCAGCTTTTGATGCTAACTTTGCTATTATACTTGTGTATAGAGCAGCTGTAAAGCTTGCTACACTAGCAGGAGATGCTAAGAAACGAGAGATATTTGTAGCAGAATACACAACTCTAGTAGGACAATTTATTTCATATTATCAAAATGATCATGACACTACACCTTTACAACTAGGAGCGGAATCTCTAGTATCTAGAAAATACCTACCATGGTTTAGGAGTTAATTATGCAGCCGTTTTCCTTATCGGATTTCTCAGGCGGAATACAAGAGGCTGAAGGCCCAGGGGATTTCACCAATAAACAATGGTCAGAATTAAGAGGATTTGTTCCCACTTCTGAAGTATTAGTAGAATCACAATGGCCATTACAAACTATTGGTTCATATCCTGCTGGTCATAGATTCCATGCTGTACATCCTTTAACTACAGAATACGGAACATATCTTATAACAATCACAGAGACAGGAAGAATATACTGGGCATCTGCTCCAGATCCTGATGATACTTACACTGTAGCTAATGCTAAAACCTGGACTCAAATAACAGGTATTATTGACGATCCTGATTACAGATTTATATCTGACGTATCATTAGCTTGGCGTTATCGTAATGCAGATACTCAAGAATTCGAAGATAAGAGTTCTTCTGGTATATTAATTCATAAACCTGTTGGACAACAGATAACTAAAGAACTAACTTTCTCTCAAGGTACTTCAACTAACGTAATTACTTTTACAACCTCTGCAGCACATGGTTTTAGTGTTGGCGATTGGATTACTATTGCCGGTGCGGTAAACGCAGCAGGAGATTCTGTAGCTGGTACATTCAGAGTAAACTCTGTACCTACATCAACAACTTTTAGAGTTAGAGCAACTACAGCAACC